GGCGTAACAAACAGTTAAAAAAATAATAGGAAGACAAGATTCTTCCAGGGATAAATAAACTATGTCAAATAAATTATTGACTATTGCTGACATTACTCGTGAGTCACTACGTGTACTACATGAAGAGTGTCAATTACTAAAAGCTTGTACTCGTAAATACGAAGACCGCTTTGCTAAATCTGGTGCAAAAATTGGTGCATCTGTAGACATCCGTAAACCAGTTAAATACGGTGTAGTTGAATCTGCTGACGTAACTGGTCAGATCGAAGATTCAGTAGAATCATTCATCACTCTTAACGTTAATAAGAGACGTGTAATTCCAATGCAATTCACTTCTGAAGAGCTTACATTGGACATTGATGACTTCTCAAAACGTTTCATCCGTCCTGCTATGCAGCGTCTTGCTCGTAAAATTGACCAAGATATTGCTGAAGAAATCGTAGCAAACGGTTACCGTCTAGGTCGTTCAGACATCACTACTCCAGTAACTTTCGAAGATGTAACACTTCTTAACGCACAGTTGAACACTCAGTTTGCTGAAACTGGTGATCGTAGACTTTTCATGGACGCTTTTAACCAAGCTAAAATTGTTAATGAGAACCGACAATTATTTCAATCGGCTAAAGAATTAGGGAAACAATATGAGACTGGTTCAATGGGTTTAGCCGGTGGATTTAATTTCATCTCATCTGAAACCGTTCCTAAGATCAATTTCACTGGTACAATCACAGCTGCTGTTGTAAATGGTGCTGTAGTTAATGGTGTAACTTCTATCGCTCTAGATGGAATCACTGGTACTGCAACTTCTATTGCTAAAGGTCAAGCTTTCACCGTTCCTGGTGTATATCAAGTAGATCCTGAGACTCTAGAAGCTCTACCTCGTCTTTACACTTTCATCGCTGCTGGTGATGCTGTAATAACAGCTGGTGCAGCTACAGTTTCTGTAGTAACTCCAATCGTTGCTGTTGAAGATGCTAACTACGGTAAATCTGACATCAATGTTTCAGCACTTCCTGCTGATGACGCATCTGCTACTTTCCTTGAAGGTACTGCATCTGCTGGTTCAATTGGTCAACTAGGTGTAGCACTTGCTCCTGAAGCAGTGACTTTCGCATCTGTAGACTTAGAACTACCTGGTGTATCTAAAATGGAATACCGTGAAGCATATGACGGTGTATCAATGCGTATCGTTAAGACTTACAATGGTCTAACTGACGAAGGTCTATATCGTGTAGAACTACTATACGGTGTTAAGACAGTACGTCCTGAGCACGTTGCATCAACTATCGGTGCACTTTAATACTCCATAATATTGAGGGCTGGGCACATCGTCCAGCCCTCTTTTTTATATAGGTAATTGAAATGATAAAACTTAAGAAATTAAATAGAATGAATGGGATTACTCATGAACGAGAAGTAAGCGAAGAAGTTCTAGAAACATTTTTAAAAAACGGTTGGGAAACTGTTGAAGAAAAGGTAAAGGGAGCACCTAAGAAAGCTCCAACTAAGAAAGCTAAGAAAGCAGCTAAGAAATAAATTTGAGGGTCACATGGCAAAAACTGTTAGACAACTTATACAAAATGCAGGATTATACGCTGGTATTACTGATATTTTTACTTCATTTGAGCCAGGTGAAATTACTGCATTACTAAACCAGCTCAATAACTCACTTGAGGAATTCTCTCTTGAACCAAACTTTTCATACACTAAGAATATATATGATGTACTTAATGCAACATCTCCAATCACTATTGGTAAAGAACGTCTTAAACAACCAGGTATCAGCGACACTTATTTATCTGGTACAATCACTGGTTTAATTAATACAATTAGTTCAACGGCTACTATACCCCTATTTAAAGACGCTGTTATTACACTTGATACTGGTGAAGAATATTTTATACCTGGCACATCTACTATGAATGCTGGTATAATTACTGGATCAAATGGTGGTGTATATAGTGATGTACCACCTTCTCCAACATTTACACCACCTGATATCACACCAGGTGAGACAATTACATTTAATCAATTGAATTTAGATACTCCAGAAGGTGTATTTACTCATGTTGATGTATTTGCTGATAGACCTAACTTTGTAAAGAGTGTGGCAGTAGTGGTAGATGGTGTATACGCACCCATTAAACTAATAAGTCCTGATACATATGATGACTCATATAGAACAACTGTTGGATATGGTACTACATACCCTAGCTATGCAATATATAGAACTAATTTCCCAATTGCTGAGATTGAAATATATCCTAATGTTGGATCAAACGAATATCGCATTACAAGTGAAATTATGAAGACTGATTATGAGATTAATGATGAAATAGATTTACCAATTGGTTGGGGACCTGTTTTAGAATATGATCTAGCAGTACAAGCTGCAGTATTGGCAGGTGAATTATCAAAACTACCACAGTTAGAGAAGAAAGCATCTACAGTACTTCGTAAAGTAAAACGAATGAATAATAGAAGTAAATCATCTAATAAGAGCACGTACTTTAGCAATAGAAGGTCATATAATCCACTAACTGATTCTTTTGGAGCTTATTAATGCCAATCATCGATTTTGTAGCACAATCTTATGAGTCACGTTCTAGAGATGTATCTAGTACACGTGCTCTTAATTTGTATCCACAGATACCTGAGTCTAAGAGTAAATCTGGAATGATTTTAGTAGGTACTCCGGGTACTACCACTTTTACTAGACAATTACTACAAGATGTAGAGATTGCTTCAATTGCTGGTGATGGTTCTACACCTAATGTAGTTACTGTCATCACATCTCAA